TAACTAACTATGAATATGAGCAAGATGTTAACGACAGCAAACTGAATATAAGAGTTATTAATCCCACTGCTATAGATGACTTTGCGACTCGTTATCGTAAGCTTATTAATTCTTAAAAAGAGTAGACTATGCCATTACAAAAGGGTTTACATCCTACTGATTTAAGCGCGATATCCCCAGATTCATTTAAGCTAACAGTGTCTATAGAGTCTGCAGATGGTAAAGAGCGTGAGATCTCCCAGCTTGTACAAAGCATGACAGTCTATGAATCTATATTTCAACAAGCACTTATTGCTGAGTTTGAAATAGCAGACGGTATATCTCTCTTTGAAGATTTAAACATATCGGGCAATGAAAAAATTATCTCTGTTGTTCGTAAGCAGAACGATAAAAATTCACCACCCGTGGATATACAAAATGATTGGTACATTCTTGATATACCAGTATACGGTAAGCCTAAACCAGATATAGCAACATATAAAATTCGTTGCGTTACACCATTTGGATTAGTCTCTAAGTTCCGTAGGGTATCTTCAAAGCTCTCTGGCACGTCAATCGAAATACTGACTGAGTTATATAGACAGGCTGGTGTAGAGGTAGATCCTATAGAGGATCAGTCTCTCGGGACAATGAAGTTTATACCGCCTAAGCTAACATACTCAGATGCTATAGAAAATGTGTTACAGAAAAGCATGACGCCTAACGGTTCTCCTTTGTTTTGTTATCAGACATTCCATGAGTCTAAACACGTTTTAAACTCCTATAACAAAATGATAACATCCGATACTCTAGACTATTATATTCAGGGATACTTCTTTGAAAATGAAAGCCAGACAGAAGAATCATTTGAAGAAAAGCGTCATAGGATACTAGAGGTATCTTCAAACATAGGCTTTTCTCCTTATAAGTCTATGAAGAATGGATCATATGTTACTCGCACGCATGCGCTCGATATAGCAAACAAGACGTATGAGATGATAGACTTTAATGCATTTGAGGATACAGTACCACTAATAGATGGATCAGAGTCAGCATTATCATGGAATCCTAATTTCTCTGTATCAGGCGTAAGTCCTACGACACTCAAAGAAACACATAATATCTTTATAAACCAGAACTCATTGTCCATGATCGATACAGATGAAAGTAACTATCATCAGTTCTCTGCATATAAGCAAGCAACTAAAGCATCTGTCTATTCTAATCTAGAACAGCTTGAGCATTCCCTTCGATTACATGGCGACTCTAGATTAACTCCAGGAGGTATCGTTCAACTAAACTTTCCTAAAACAGGTCAGGTAGAAGGAGCAGGGCGTCAGCATGACGAGTTCCTCTCAGGAAGATATTTAATAGTATCAAGTACACATACGTTTGATTCAACAGGTTACTATACTAGAGTGAAAGTACGCAGAGATTCGGTGCATAGACGATGAATAATTTTATGGATACAAAGTTTGTTTGGTTTCATGGTGTTGTAGAAGACCGTGCAGATCCTCTTTATTTAAACAGAGTTCGCATACGAGCATTTGGTTATCATACACCAAATAAAGAGCTGCTTGCTACTGAGGATCTTCCATGGGCAACTATAATGATGCCTACAACTGAATCAGGTACATCTGGCGTAGGTCGCAGTCCTCATGGATTAGTTGAGGGATCATGGGTAGTTGGATTCTTTCGTGATGGTACAGATGCACAGGATCCTATTGTCTTGGGTTCTATTGCATCCCTGAATACCGTAGAGGCTGATACAACTAAAGGCTTCTTTGATCCACTCGGTAACTATCCTAAGAAGACAACNGATACCGAGACAAACTATTTAAACGAGTCTGATGTTAATAAAGCAGCTCGTGGATTAGCTACACAGGCTAACCTGAATCAAGAGACTATTCGTACTGGTAAAGTAGCTAACTCGGATGCAAATACTACTCTCGGGTATGTTGAAGCTAAATCTAAAGTAGAAGCGTTTAAATTAACACAGAGTGCTGATACAGACCCTGTTAATATATTTAATTTCGAAGAGCCAGCTTCTCCTGCTAAACCGCAATATCCTTTTAATAAGGTAACAGAGTCAGAATCTGGCCACGTATTTGAAGTAGATGATACAGCAGATTATCAGCGTATCAAAGAGCATCACCGTGCTGGTACATTCTATGAGATACACCCAGACGGATCACGTGTACTGAAGGTTGTTAAGGACAACTATGAAGTTACTCTAGGTGATGAGTATGTGAACATCAAAGGTACATCACGTGTAACTGTCGAGGGTGACTGCAATCTCTTTGTTGTAGGTAACTGTAATACAGAGATACAGGGTAACAAAGAAGAACACATCTACGGTAATTCTACACAGGTTATACACGGATCAGAAACAAAAACTGTTAAGAAGAACGTTATTGAAAAGATTGAAGGCTACATGACTTTGGATATAACTGGATCATTAACAGAAACTATATCAGGTACTCAAACAACTACTGCATCATCTACTACTATTAAGAATAACGTTAATATACAAGGTGCTCTAGACGTATCATCAACAATCGATGCTGGCGGTATTATTACTTCAGGATCTGATGTTGTTACTGGATCAATCTCTCTTAAGAATCATTTGCATACTTCCAATCAAACAGGCACACCAACCTCTAAACCGATCGGCTAAAGGGTATAAATAGATACTATGAGTACTGAAATACTATCAGATAAAAGTCTAGAAACAACCAGAGCGACGGTCGTTGCTCGTTCACGTGACTTTTCGGATCTAGACCTTCGCTTTAAGCCACACCCGAACCTAGGTGATTTGGTGCCATTGCGAGACATAGCTGCTATAAAAAACTCCGTAAGGAATCTTATTCTTACTGGATATGGTGAGAGACTTTTTCAGCCATCTGTTGGATGCGGAATTACAAATCAGCTATTTGAAAACTTTTCACCGATTACAGTTGCAGCTATGCAGGAATCAATTACTCGTACAATTCGTTTTCACGAGCCTAGAGTTTCCCTTGCTGGTGTATCAATAACAGATAGATCAGACGAAAACTCTATCTTTGTTTCTGTAACAGTTAAAATATTAAACGTACCTGACCTGGTGGATGTAGATATTTACTTAGAGAGAACCCGATAATGGCTACCATTAAGAACGTAACCGAATTAGATTTTGATCAAATTAAGATCAATCTAAAGGCTTACCTATCTGGCCAGGATAAGTTTGCTGACTATGACTTCGAAGGCTCGGGTATGAGTGTCCTTCTGGATATCCTTGCCTATAATACTCAGTACAATGCTTTGCTTGCTCATTCAAATGCAAATGAATCATTCTTAGATACAGCACAGATGCGGGCAAACGTAGTATCTCATGCTAAGTCATTAGGATATGTTCCATCATCCTCTACTTCAGCTCAGGCTTTAGTTGATGTTACTGTTCGTGGTTTATCTACTTCCCCAACATCTATTACTCTTCTTCGTGGTACAGTGTTCCAGGGTTTAATTGGCTCTAAGCAATACAGCTTTGTAACAAACGAATCATATACAGCTGTTAAAGATTCTGAATTCTATTATACATTTCCTTCTGTTACACTCTATGAAGGATCAATAGAAACATTTACATATCGTGTGAATACTCGTATACCAAATCAGAAGTTTAAAATACCAACAACCATGGTTGATACCTCTACCTTAGTTGTATCTGTACGACCATCTGTAGCATCTGAAACGTCTGAGATCTATACTCACTTTAATAATATACTTGATGCTAATTCTACGTCTAAAATATATTACCTACAAGAAAGCTACGACGGCCAATATGAGATATACTTTGGCGATGATGTTATTGGTAAAGCCCCTATTACAGGTTCAGTAGTTGATATAGCCTACATTAAAACAAATGGAGCTGAGGCAAACGGAGCATCTGTATTCTCGATTGATAGCTCTATAGGTGGACTATCAACAATTACTGTAGCCCGCTCAACAGGATTTATTAAAACAGAAACTGGCTCAGATAGGGAATCAATTGATACTATTCGATTTAATGCTCCTCGTGCATTCTCTTCTCAGAACCGTGCGGTTACAGCAATAGACTACTCTGCTATACTCAAAGCTGAATATGATTTTATTCAGGATATAGCTGTTTGGGGTGGAGAAGTAAACGATCCTCCAGTATACGGCAAGGTGTTTATTTCCAT